AAAAAAAGTAATGGGGGAGTTTAAGGATAAGTCTTTGCACTCTGGCAAGAAGGGACCTGTAGTCAAGTCTCGTAAGCAAGCTATTGCCATTGCTTTATCTGAAGCACGTAAGGCTAAAAAGAAATAATAGATGTCAATCTACTACTATCCTTCTATCGGTGGATCAGGCACAGTAACTTCTGTAGCGGCAACTGTACCTAGTGTTTTAAGTATTACAGGTAGTCCAATTACTACTAGCGGTACTTTAGCAATAGCTTACTCAGGAACGGCTTTACCTATTGCAAATGGTGGTACAGGTGCTACAACTGCACCTGCGGGAATTACAAATTTAAGAGGTTGGGAAACCACTGTAACTGCTGGCGGTACAACTACGCTTACTAATGCAAGCGCAACACAGCAAAACTTTACTGGTTCGACTACTCAAACTTTAGTATTGCCTGTAACTAGCACCTTGGCTTTAGGCTGGGCATTTGAAATTATTAATAACAGTGTAGGCACAGTAACTGTCCAATCTTCAGGTGGCAATACAGTTGGCACAGTAGTTGCTGGAACAACCGCTAGTATTGTTTGTAGTTTAACAAGCGGAACAACTGCTGCATCTTGGGATTTTGATATTGATGGTTTTGCCACAGAAACTGGTACAGGCGCAGTAGTAAGGACATCAGGTCCATCACTAACAACCCCATCAATGAGTAACCCATCAGCAACTGGAACATTAGGTTTTACTAGTAGCACTAGTTCTACAGCCCAATTTGCCACATCACAAACAACTGGCAATACCACTATTTGTTCAGCGCAAACATCAGGCACTTTAACTGTTGGTGGCACAAGTGGTACTGGTACACAAACTATTGGTCGTTCAACAGTAAGCCAAACAACTAATATTCAAGCTGGTGCAACAGCATCAGGCTCTACCAAAACAATGAATATTGGTACGGCTGGATTATCAGGTTCTACTACTGCTATTAACATTGGTTCTGCGGTATCAGGCGCAACTAGCACAACTACATTAAGTGGTTTAGTGGTAAACAGTATTAGTGCGGCAGTAAGTGCGGCTGGAACAACTCAAGGAACGGCTACTGGATTAGTTTCTAATGTAAATAATGTGACTGTTGTAGCGGTTGGTGCGGATGGAGTAAGACTACCAACTGCGGTAGCTGGTATGCGTATCCTAGTTAGAAACTCAGATAGTGCGGATACTTTAAGTATTTACCCAGCAACAGGCGGTACGATTAATGCTTTAGCGGCTAATGCTGCATTTACCTTAGCTGCTGGCTCAACTATTGAGTTAATGGCTACTACCACTACTCAATGGTACACATTCTAAATGGCTTTTGCAGACCAATATGTCGTATATGGATATTGGGATACAGGATATTGTGTAGGTGATGTAACCGCTACAGAGGCAAATGGATCTATTAATTGTGTAGCCTCTGTTACTGTACTTGGAAGTAAAGTTCAATCTGCTAACGCTAGTATTACAGCAAATGCAACCATAGATATTATTAGTACAAGAGTACGAGATTTTAGTGGTTCTATTTCTGCTAGTGCAACAATAACAGCAAATGCAATTAGACAAAGAATAGCAAACTGTGAAGTTCTATGTGTAACTACAGTTAGTACACTTGGCAATGTAAACTTTTCTGGCAACGCTAGTGTTAACGCATTAGCCAACATAGCGTGTTATGCAAACGCAGTATTTTCTGCTTTAGGTTCTGTTTCTAACACTTCTACAGTAAGTTGCCTAGGCAGAATATTAGGCGATAATTGGACAGGCGAGATAGCAGGAACAGAGGCTTGGACAGGTATAGCACCTAGTACGACAGTTTGGACAGTATCATCGGAAGGCTCAGAGCCTTGGACAGGAACAACACCAACATCGACTACTTGGACTACAAGTTCTGGTAGTAATAATTCATGGGTAAATAATTAATGGCAATCAGCAGAATAACATTCGGAGAATGGACACCAGATCAGCCAGGCATTACTAATGGTCTAAGACGAGCAGAGAATGTTTACTCTAAACTCGTTGGGTATGGTGCATTGCCTACAGTAGTAGATTACTCGGCATCGGCATCTGAGAACCTTAACAATGTAGTTGCAGGCAAAACAACTGTAGGAGCTACATTAGTATTTGCTGGTGGTTCTACAAAATTATTTAAACTAGATGCTGCTGATTTGTCATTAGACAATGTTTCTAAGTCAGGAAACTATACAACTCCTACAGATCAGCGTTGGAGGTTTACACAGTTTGGCAATGTAATTATTGCAGCAAATGGTCAAGCAAAAATACAAGGGTATAACTTAAATAGTGCTTCTTTGTTTGCAGACCTATCAGCAGATGCACCAGACGCAAGATATGTAACAGTAGTAAGAGACTTTGTAGTATCAGGACACCAAACTAATTACTACAACAGAGTTCAATGGTCAGCATTAGGAGACGAGTCTAGTTGGGCTACATCTGCAACTACCCAAGCAGACTTCCAAGATATTCCTGATGGTGGTTCTATTGTCGGTGTAACAGGCGGTGAATATGGTCTGATATTAATGGATCGTTCTATTCATCGTATGTCGTATGTTGGCAGTCCGTTAGTCTTTCAGTTTGACAATATTAGTAGAAACTTAGGGTGCTACGAGGCAAACTCAGTTATACAGTATGGCGGTACTACATTCTTCTTAGGCGATGATGGCTTTTATGCCTGCGATGGACAAAATGTAGTTCCAATTGGTAGCGAGAAAGTAAACAGATTTTTCTTTGACAATGTAGATGAAGGTACTTTATACCTTATGTCTGTTGCTGTAGATCCAGTTAAGAAACTCATTATTTGGGCATATGCCTCTAACAGTTCTGCTACTCCTGATAGTCTATTAATCTACAATTTTCAGACTCAAAAATGGACTAGCGGTACAACCCATGTAGATAAGATTGCATCAACATCTACACCTGCTGTTACATTAGAAGGAATGGACACTTATGGTAATTTAGATACCATTTTGACAAGTTTTGATAGCAGACTTTGGCTTGGTGGAAAATTACAGTTAGCCGGTGTGGATGGTGCAAAGATTGTTACATTCTCTGGTGCTAATGCTACAGCATATTTAGAGACAGGTGATATAGAAGTGCCTGGTTCTACTTCTGCAATCACAATGGTTAAACCAATAGTAGATGATGGTTCTGGTAGCGTAGCATTGTTATCTCGTAGGCTTTTATCTCAATCTACAACCTTTGGCTCTCAATCAGCAGCAGATAGCGAAAATAGAGTCGCAGTTCGTGGTGTTGGTCGCTATCATCGTCTACAATTAACCCCTACAGGTAGTTGGACATCAGCAGTCGGAATGGACATCGATTTAAGCCCTCTAGGAACTAGATAATGTTTAGAGCATTACCCCCATTTGGTAGCGATCCTCGTGGAGTAGCAGAGGTAGTCAATGGGATTATGAATGGCAAGACTAACAATACAGGGTCGGTAACTCTAGCGACAGGCGGTGCATCTACTACAACAATTACAGATGCTCGTATTGGTGTAGATTCTGTCATTCTGTTGATGGCTACAGACGATGTATCAGCTACATCGTATTACCCTTATTTAGCGGTACAAGACGATACAGATCAAGCAGCAACAACAACATCAGCAGCCAATATTATGTCGTTTAGCACTACAGACTATGCATTAGGTGCAAGTCTAGTAACGAATACGAAACTAACAGCAGGTTACTCTGGACTATATAACATACAGTTTAGTGTGCAGTTTAAAAGCACAGTTAATGATCCTGAGTTTGTAGATGTATGGTTTAGAAAAAATGGTACTAATGTAGCAGCATCAAACAGTAAATTTGGTATCTCACAAAGAAAAAGTGCAGGCATTCCAAGTCATATGATTGGCTCATTAAACTTTTTTATTGGTTTAGAGAAAAACGATTATGTAGAGTTAGCTTGGAGACCATCTGATATTGGTGTAACGATTGAGCATTTTGGTACAGATACTTCACCTACTAGACCAGCAACACCTAGCATCATAGCCACAATGAGTTATCTATCATCAAATGGCTATACCAGTAATCTTTTTACAATGCCTTATATATCAGCAGTAACCAACGGAAGTGCCACTATTAGCCATCCAGCTAATACAGTATCAGGCATGACTCATAAATACATCATCGTAGGATAAAACTATGGCAACAACCACAAGCACATCGTCAATTGATCCAGCATTATTGCCTTTTCTAACTACAGGCTTAGAAGAAGCAAAAAGTCTGTTTTTGACAGGAGAACAACCTGCGTTTTATCCTGGTCAAACTTATGTAAGCCCATCTGCTGCTACGACTGAGGCTGTTGCAGAGCAAGAAAGATTGGCACGAGCAGCAAGTCCACTTTTAACTCAAGCACAACAGGCTTATACATCATCATTAAGTGGGATTGGTAATACTGCTGCCGGTGGATTCTTAAATGCTAATCCTTACCAACAAGCAATGATGGAGGCTGCAACTCGCCCACTAACCCAACAGTTTAGCCAAGCAGTATTGCCAGGCATTTCGAGCCTTTACAGTCGATCTGGTCGATTGGGTAGTGGTGCTATGGAAAGAGCATTAGGAACGGCTACAGAGGCTTATGGGCGGTCTCTAGGGGATATTACAGCCAATATTGCAGGCACACAGTATCAACAAGAAAGAGGACTACAGCAACAGGCTCAGTTACAACAGGCTCAGTTGGCTGGTTTAGCACCTCAGTTCTACAGTCAACAGTTCCTACCATCGCAAACATTGGCTCAAGTTGGCGCACAACAAGAAGCAATTTCTGCACAACCTCTACAAGAGCAATTGGCTCGTTATCAGTTCGGACAACAGTTGCCCTATCAACAACTCCAAGGTTATTTGTCATCTGTCTATGGCACTCCATTAGGAAGTTATGGCACACAAACTACAAATGCACCTACCTATCAGAATCGTGGTGCAGGAGTCCTTGGCGGTGCTATTGCAGGCGGTCTAGGCGGTTACGCATTAGGACAGATTCCTGGTGTTTCTGGTTTCTTTGGTAATCAATACGCTGCACCAGCATTAGGTGCATTAGGTGGTGGTTTACTTGGAGGCGGTTTCTTCTGATAGTAGAAAAACTAACCCTACATCGTTTAGAGGAGTTTTTTGAACTTGCTATTAAAATGATAGCAGAGGCAGAATTTTCTTATGCAAAATTAGAAAAACATAAGATTCTAAATTTGTTTAAAAGTGATAATACAGTTTTTTTTATAGTTATAAAAAATAACAAAATTGTAGGATTTATACTTGCTGTAGCACATGAGTATTTCTTTAGCAATCGCAAAAGAGTAAGCGATCTAGGATTATATGTATTACCTGAGTATCGAGGTAGTAGAGCAGCACTTATGTTGATAAAAGCATTAGAAACATGGGCTAAAGATATGGGTGCAAATGATCTGCATTTAGGACAAACATCAGCAGTAAACATGGATAAAACCAGACAGTTTTATGAAAGACTAGGTTATAAAACTGTTGGCTTTAATACAGTCAAACACTTAAAGGATTAATTATGTGCGGTGGAGGAGGTTTTTTTTCTGCAATTACAGACCCTATTTCTGATGTATTAGGTACATCTGGCGGTGGCGGTGGCATCCTAGGTGGTGCAGAAGATTTAGTTAAAGGAACTGGTAGTGCTTTAGCCGATGTAGATAAGTTTGTTGGCAGAGAAATTCCTGGTGGATGGGTAACAGTAGGTGCAGCAGCAGTACCATTTTTAGCACCAGAAGTTCTTGCTATGACAGCACCAGAATTAGCATTTACTGGAGCAACAGAAACAGGTCTTGCAACTCTTGCAGGAGAAGGTGCTTTAGCAGATACAGTAGGTGCTACGCTTTTATCAGAAGCAGCAACTGCTGCAGCAGTAGAACAAGCAGCAACACAAGCACTTCCATACACACTTGCAGCAGATGCCTCTAACTTAGCAGCTAGTGGTTTTGATTCAGCAACAATTGCACAGAACCTTACAGCATCAGGTGTAGATTTTTTTGTTGCAGCAGATGCAGCAAACTTAGCAGCCCAAGGATTAAGCGAAGCAGCTATTGCACAAAATTTATCGCAAGCATACACAACAGCAGAACTAGCAGGAACAGGTCTTACATCTAATGCTTTAGGTGCAGCATCTAGAGGAATAAGTGCTGGACAAGCTCTACAAGGACTCAGAGCAGCAAGTGGTTTATTAGGTGGTAGACAACAACCACAGCAACAGATGCCACAAATGCAGATGGGCGGTAGAACACAGATGCCACAAGGCGCAGTAGATTACTCTGGCATTTATAACTTATTAGCTCTACAAAGAGCAAGAAATCCAAATTCTTTACTAGGATAAATTATGGCAATTGATCTATCAGCATTATTCGGACAACAACCAGACTATTCTCAGTTTATTAGTCCTGCCGAGCAACAGCGTA